ATCGCTACAGCGACCCAGACAAGTGCAGGGGGTGCATATAGCTTCAGTCAGTCATTCATTGAAGGTGATGCTATTGTGACTACAGCACCAAGTTTAGGTGCAGTAAGTGCATATTCTGATCAGATATCTACTGCTGTAGGTACTGGTACAGGTACAGGTACAGTAACATCAGCACATACTGTAACAGCAGTTGGTGGTGGATCTGGAACTACATCCATAGGTCAGTTCGTAACCGAATTAGTAATCGACTAAGGAGTTATGTTAACATATGAGACCTCTTCGTGCGATAGTTGTGGGTGCACTTGCCCTTGCGACTGCACCGACTGCCCTGAATGCAGTCCCTGTAGTACCTAATTTTACACAGGGATCGATGACCTCACACACGGAAACGACTTCGACCGTGAGTGAGACCATTAATTCTATGGATTATAACACTGGGTACCAATACTCGGTATCGGGTGTTAACGTACAGCACGATGGTACTGGTATAACACCGGATACCGGAACAGAACAAGTAACAAACAATGGTGTGACTTCAACATGGACAAACTTGAACACTTCACAAAAACCCAATTGGACACTAACAACTCCGGGAGCAGCATTTCAATTCACAGAGACGTACAAAGCCCCCGGTCTTTCGACTCATACCGTAATACAAAGAACCACCACAATCCAAAGCGTAACCGATACAACAAGTATATTCAGTCAATAATCAAACTAGCAACACTTAGTGCTATAACAATACCTTATACTGTAACCCCATCCTATGCATCTGATATAGGAGGGGTTTCTGCTACTGCAAACCCAGTCGCAAACTCCAGTGGGTCAGTGACCAATCAGGCAATACAGGTTTTACAAGGTCCTTATATGACTAACACCTACGGTGATGGTATATCTTGCCAAGTTCCTACCGCCAATATTACACCGTATGTCACTAGGACGGGATCATGGATGGATCCTTACGAGGATTATTGGATGGATCCCGTGTACAACAATCTAGACGCCAATGATGACTCAGTTCCAGACAACCCCGGAGAAATTTTATTCTTTAAACCAACAAGAACAGGACAGAAATCAAATCAAAATATAAACCTAGGGTTCTCTGCAACCATCAGTTTTTCATTGGATAGAGATGCCCAAAGAAAATGTCAGGAAGCAGCAACATTACATAATGAATACCGTTCACAATTGACTGCCAATAAACGATTAGACTTTGAACTTGCTAGACTAAAAAACTGTGGAGAATTATTACAGGCAGGCATCAAGTTTCATCCAAACTCACCTTATGCTAGTATATGTGCAGACGTTGTAGTAAATGGTGTGAATACTATAAAAGACCACTCACATTCAATACCTGTAGTTCCTACAGGTAATGCTAGTGATCTAGAGACTATATCAATTGGCGATAAGTAATACCTTCCATATGATCATATTCATGTTGAAATATTCTTGCAGCATACCCATCTAATTTTCTTTTAATAATACTCTTTCCTTCATCTTCATACTTAACTATGATACTACTGGGTCTTGATATTTCTATAAACAATTCTGGATAAGATAAACATCCTTCTTCCATTACTACTTTTTTCTTCGATTCTTTTATTATTCTAGGATTAAAACAAGTAATAGTTTCTTGCAAATCTATATCAATTATCATAACAAATGCTCTCTCTTCTATACCTATCTGGTTAGCAGAAAGTCCTACACCACGATGATGAAACATATTCTCAGTTAGAGTATATGATAATTTAGAACGATCTAGATTATAACTACATCCTTTAATCTTATGATGTAGTAAAGGATCTTCTGAATTAATTAAGTTTCTTATCATTTCTTCTTCTTCGGACGCTTCAAAGGAGTAAGACCTTTCTTTTCTCTGTAAATATTAGTTTGTATTTCTGACATCGATAGTTTAGGAGGTTCTTTACCAAGTGCCTTCTGAATTTTTTTTGTCAATGCTTTGACTGCAGGTTTAATAACTCTTAATAATAAGGGTGTTGCTGCTGCAGCACCGGTTGCTATCACTGCTATGGATGCAGTTGTGCTTACCTCGGCGGGAGTAGGTAGATACTCTTCAACCCAAGTTGGAGGTGGTTCTTCGGTGTTGGTAACCTCTTTAGATCCAGTTTCTGTTGGTATCTCAGGTATTGGAGGAGTTTCAAGGGTTGGTTGCTCCGTGTTCGCTACTGGTGGAGGTGGTGCCTCCTTTACTATTACCAGATTTTCTGGTGTATATTCAATCGGATCAAATGATGGAGTGTTAGCATCACAAAAGACTTGTGTTCCGTCAGGATCATCGTCCTTTAGGACTCGATTCTTTTTACCATCTTTATGTGCCTCTACACACCCCGGTATATTGATGATAGGTACACCAATATAGATGGTCTCTGTTATTGAAGGCACTCTAGGGATTGATGCATGAGGAGAGTTGACCCATGTGGGTTGCACATATGGTATCTCTATTCCTTTTACTTCAATCTCAGGTACTTCCATTGATAAGGGTCATCGCCTCTTGCAATTCTTTAGCATGATCTAATTCATCCTGTGCAATCTCGGCGATTCTTTTATCATCAGGATGGTATGCAAGGTATTTAGTATATGTTTCGTAAGCATGCTTCTCGATCTTCATATTGATATCGTAAGCATCTATTGGATCAATGAGGTAGTAAGCAACCATAATCCAATAGTAAAGAAGAACCAAGTGTTTAGCGAAGAATCTGTCGATCCAAAACTCATTGCCTCCACGAGTCTCCATCTCTTCCAAATGTTCTGTTTCATTGAGTGCCTGATAAAAATGTTCCTTCATCAAATATATATGTTCCTTATCCCGTAATCCAAGTGACTCACGGAGATGTAACACCGATATAAAAGAAAAATAGGGTGCACGAGCAATCACCTCAAGCACCCAAAATCTTTGATAGTCTCTACCTCTGTATAGGTAGTCCAAGATACTAATAGTTATATCAAGGACGAAAGTATTGAATTGTTTCATATAAGTATTTATACTTACATAAACGATATCCCTTCTTCGTCTGGTAAATCTCTGTCTAAGTCAGGTAGATGTGGTTCTACCCAGTGATCTTTATTATCAATGCCTGCTGCTTCAACATATCTCATGATGTGTTGATCTACTTGCTTGAATATGTCATGGAGGTTTAGATCCATACGTATATCATGGGCAATCTCTGCCACTTGCTTCTCTGTGAGACAGTGGTCTGGGTGAAGAAGATCACAACATGGTATCCTCTTCTCAATGAGTTCGTTCAAGTTGATACGAACTTCATAATCTTGGTATACTGGCATTACTGTTTCATAATAATAATTTTATCTACATGGTTAGGATGCTCTCTAAGAAAGGGTACATCCTCCCTTGCTATTGATGCTGCTTCAAAAGCATCGTTTGCATAAGTTCCTACTTCTAGGTGAGTATTACCACTGTCATGGTACTCCACTGAATAGTGATGCATGTTAGTATTAAGTACTACACACTATATTATAATACGATTATGTCAGAAATACCTATTATTTTAAAATCAACACCCGTTCATTGACTTAGACATTGTACCACCTACTTCAGCACCTTTGTTGCCACCAAACATAGTGACCCATCCTGCTGCAACCCAACCTATGATTGGAATCTGAGATACAGTTGGTGCTACTGATGCACCTACACTTGATCCCACAAGTCTACCTGTGTTCTCACCACTACCCTCTGCCTTGATACATGCTATCTCCTCGGCAGATAATTGACTTGCTCCTTCCCCTACATTCACTCGTAAACCTTTATCAATACTACTAGATGTAACCTCTTCCACAATTTGTGTCTTGTCATTACCCAATCCTAAGAAACCTGACTTCTTTTTGATGTCAGTGGTAATATAAAACTTAGAAGGGTCATCTGCTTTGTAACTAATCTTATACTTTTCTTTATCTGCTTCTATGACATACGATGTATATGGACCAACAGGTAAATCAAATGATGGCAACTTATCTTTACTAAGATATGATGCCATGAATCCTATGTGTGCCAAACCCACCACTCCTCCGAGTGCACCTGCAAAAATTTTACCTTTCATAATTACTTGTTATCAGGGACAATCTTGACTGGTCCTTGTTCGATACGAACCACTTGTGCAGGAGCAGTCTGTGATGCTTTCTCGATAAGGTATTCCATATCTTTCTT